CATTCAATGTCGCGTCAACCAAGTCATTGACGATTTCTAACATGACACTCAAGCAAGGTCAAGCAACTAACGGCGGTTTAATATTTAACGGTTCAGGCACTGTTGTCGCAACAAATATTCGCTTTACTGGGATGACTGGAGGCTCTGCAGTTTTCAACAATAACAATGGTTCAACAGCAACCTATACGAATTGCACATTTGACTACCTGAATATTGGGATTGCTGGAGATTACGGTTCAACACCACAACTTACCGCAGGGGCAACTACTTGGACAAATGAACCCGACTCTGTGTTCACAAACAAGACCTACGTCATCAATAGTGTGTTTTCAGACAACACCTACGGCATCAACAATTATCGTTTTACAAAAGTGGAAGACTCAGAATTTACAGACAATTATTATGGCGCAAATGTCACAGGTTTGAATCGCACTCAAATACTTGACTCAGTGTTTACTGATAACAGTATTGGTATTTATCACAACTCGTGGATTCCGACAACTTTCAATATGGGTACCGACAATCGTTTCATCAATGGGAATACATTCAATACGAATGGAATATCCATCTATCTTGATGACACATATAACAATGGCCAAAAGAACCAAAATTGGGCTACAATTACTGGCAATACATGGGACGCATCTGGCGTTTGGGTTCGTTACTACCAGCACAATGGAACCAGCAACGCAGAAGGAACTGCCCGCCCGTACACAACAGGAACTGTGTTTGCTCAAAGTTCAAATACATTCCCTAACACAATTGGTGCTCCAAGCAGTCTGACAGCAACAGACACGGGAACGGGAATTCTGCTTGATTGGAATGCACCAGTTGACGGCGGATATCTCCCTGAACGGTACGCCATTTCTTGGTCAGGAAGTTTTGGCGGTGGGGGAATTGCTACGGGCAATGCTGGAGACGCAAATGCGCTAAATACCTCAATAGAAATTTCCTATGAAGTCATTTATTCATTCGGCGAAGAAGGAGAAATATTTTCATTTCATATTCGCTCAGATAACGACACCTTCGGAAAATATTCAGCAAATTCAAATGTCGTCTTAATTCAAGTTGGTACTTCGCCAACTACAACAGTTCCCTATCAGCCCGTTCCCGGTCCCAGTGACTCTGGTCAATCCGATAACGATGGCGACGATAACGACTCATCGCCAACTGGTACCACAGAGCCACCATACATAGTCCTAATACCTGAAACAGAATCCACAACGGTGACGCTTCCAACAGAAACATTGCCTGAAACCGAACAGACAGTAGCGACCATTCCAGTAGAGCAAGGACCAACCGAAACAACCATTCCAATAGGGTGGGAACCAACAGAAACAACTTTGCCCCTAATAGTAATAGACCCAACAGAACCCGAAACGGTAGTAGTAATAATTCCACCAGATGATTATACCTTCATCGACATAGAAGACAACGAGCCAATTACCACGGTCATATTAGACAATATTCTCGAAGATACGTTTACGACTGGTGTTGAAATTACTGTTGAGGAGGTTGGCGCTGTTCTTGACACGCTCCTTGGCGCAGAACTTACCGACACCCAGTTCGACAATGTCCTAGAAGCCGTGTTTACCGAAGATGTTTCGGCAGATGTATTCACTGAAGCACTAACAACGATGCTAGATGCAGACATCACCAGCGAACAGTTGACAGTAGTTTTGGATTCAGCATTCTCGGAGGATACTTCTGCTGAGAATATGGTGACGGCTTTGGAATCAATCTTTGATGGTCCGATTAGTTCTGGCGACCTAGACAAAGTTATGGACGCAGTATTTGACGAGGACATTTCCGCTGCAGACACTATGACCGTACTTGACGACTTGCTTGAAACAAATCTCAGCCAAGCAGAAACAGAAGCAATTTTTGACAGCGTGTTTGACGATGACCTTTCCGATGCAGAAACCATTGACCTTATCGTTGATGTATTGAAAGACGGTCTTACCGCAGACAATTTGGGCGCCGCACTTGATGCAGTCTTTGACGAAGAAGTAAGCACCGAGGTTTTGATTGAAACCTTTACTGCCGTCTTGGATAATGAACTTAACGAAGAGTCGCTTGGCGTCATCGTGGACGTCTTGGAATCAGACACGATTACGAGCGAGCAAGTTGGACAAGTTGTCACATTGGTAATTGAACAGGAAGGTGGTATTCCTAGTGACCAAGCAACGGAACTGGCAACGAGCCCCAAAGTGCTTGAAAGCATTGACGGCGAACAAGCGACAGAAGTGTTTGCCGCAATCGTTGTTGCCGAGGTCTCGCAAGAAGCGGGTACTGAAATTGCCGAGGCACTTACGGACGCCCCAGTAGAAGTTAAAGAATCTTTTGAGGAAGAAATCAATGTGTTCGCTGGTGTGTTTGATACCTATGTTGCCTTGGGTTCAAACATTGATGTTGGAGACCGCCGTACAGTAATTGCCGTAGGAGCCGCTGCTGCCGTGATAGGTGCTGCTGGCGCCTTAGGCGGGGCTTCTCCGTCAGGCGGTGGAGGTCCATCAAGTGGCCCAAGTAACCCATCTAGCCCTAATGACTCGGCTAGGAAAGAAGAGGAGGAAGAGCCTAACGGCGAAATTGCTGGCGATGGTGTTGAGTGGATAACAAAGATATCTATTTTTAAGTACAATAATGGAGTAAGAGTTTTAGATTGGAGTCAATTTATGAAAAAGTTCAGTTACGGTATCCTTAATTTAGGATTTACAATTTCAGGCTCTTTAGTTGTTTACCTAACGCTGTCTGGAAACATTCAAAGAATTGCTGGAATCTCTTCAATTATTGCACTTATGGGCGCTTTATACCTGCACATGAAAGAACCAGAAGGCGAATAATAAAAGCATTTGCTGGTATACTAAATCCTCAACACAATAACTTAACGAGGTATTAATGCTCCCAGATAAAGATGTCCTTGATATCGCAAAACGCGAATGTAAAGGCGACGCTACGGCAGAGGAAGTTTCTTGGCTTTGCGATGAAGAAAATCGCTTAGCATGGTGCCACGCTTTGATTACTGCCCTTTCTGATTCAGATTCGCAAATGGTTTTTCATAAAACCAGAATAGATATGTTGGCAAAAGATTCTCAATTAGGATTGATGGATGTCAATGACTACCATGAAGAAAAACTTAAGTTTGATGATTGGTTCAGAAAAGCACAAAGATACAGAAACGGCATAAGTAAAAGACTTTCAGAGGTTAAAACAATTATAAGTGGTTCTTCTAGATTGAACCTAGTTGAAGAAAACGCGCGGCTTGCACGTGCAATCATCGAACACAAACGCGCCTCCTTTGAAGGGGATTACAACGCAGAACCACACGATATTTACCTGTGGCAGACAGTAACGGAAAACTAGAAATCTACGACCCGACGGCGCTAGTAAAGGCCGTAAGGGTTTTAGCCGATACCTGCGATGGGGCCCAAGGAAAAGATTTTGTTGGTTTCAATAGGGCGGATTCTCGATACGGGACGATGCTTGCTTTGGCCCCAGCATCAAGTTGGACTAATTCTGTTTGCTACGAAGCATGGATGATGCTTGCTAAATATAAAAATCAATTATTGCTAAATAATATTAAATACGACGAAATAGCGCCACCCTTGCGTCCGTTAAATTTTAATAACGGATTTGACAAAGGCAATATTAAATTAGTTAATCAAGCAAAAAATTCTGTGTCAACAAATGGTGAACTATTTATTATCCGTTGTGAATACGATGAACAACTGATAGAACAGATACGTACAGTTCCAGGCATTTTTTGGAATACCCAAGCGCTGGTTTGGATTGCTCCGCTTTCAAGCGAGCAAGAAATTATAAAACTTATACGAAATTATGGATTTTCGGCATCGGAAGGCATAAACATAATGGGAATAACTACTTCGCCAATAGCGAGCGACAACAAAAAAATTACAATATCAAAAAGCGGCAGATTAATATTCGATTTTGAATATCAACCGGAAATTGTTGCAGAAATAAAAAAAATTCCTGGTCGTCTTTGGGATGCGAAAAAAAAATTTTGGTCGGTACCTCCAGTTATTTCCGGCGTTGAAATAGCAGAAAAATATGGCTTTTCGATACCCCCTCAGATTCGTGCAGCGATTATGGACTCAGCAAAAAGAGAAGCCGATTTGCTAGAAAAATCAGCATCAGTTGATTCGGATATTGAAGTACAAAACCTTTCTGGCACCCTTATGCCTTATCAAAAAGCAGGTGTTGCTTATGCAACCTCTGTTGGTCGTTGCTTAATTGCAGACCAAATGGGATTAGGAAAAACCGTGGAGGCGATAGCGACGCTTGAGTCAAGAGATGCATTCCCGGCAATCATTGTTTGTCCTGCATCCCTTAAAGAAAATTGGCGCCGTGAACTAAATAAATGGCTGCCGCATAGGGTTGTCAATATCGTGTCCGGGAAAACCGACATCGTAAATACTGATGTCAACATAGTTAATTACGACATTCTTTATAAATTCGTTGACGCAATAAAGCATCTTGGGTTAAGCGGATTAGTGCTTGATGAATCGCACTATGTAAAAAACGGTTCATCAAAGCGAACCAAAGCAGCAAAAGACATAGCCTCCAAGGTTCCCAAATCAGGCAGTGTTTTACTATTGTCCGGGACGCCGGTAACAAATAGACCCTCGGAACTCGTAAGTCAACTTGAAATCATGGGGATGCTAAGTCGCTTTGGAGGAAAGTGGGCATTCCTTAAGAGATATACGGCTGCCTATCACAACGGTTTTGGCTGGGATACAAATGGCGCAAGCAACCTAATAGAACTCAATACAAAACTTAGACAAAATTGTTATATTCGTAGAACGAAAGATGAAGTGTTAAAAGAATTACCAGAAAAAAGTAGGAACATAGTCCACCTGGAACCGAGTGGAAAAGGGCAAAAAGAATACATTTCCGCAGAAGACGACCTTGTTCTTTTCCTGCGAGAAAATGGTTACAAGTCTAAAGATTCGTCCGAACATATGGCGCGTACTCAGGTTCTAAAACGTCTTGCTGCTTGGGCAAAAATGGATTCTGTTGAGGAATGGATTGATTCGTTCCTTGAATCATGCGATAGGAAACTTGTTGTTTTTGCACACAACGTTGATGTCGTGGACCATCTTGCCGGGAAATACGGCGGCCTGCGTGTTAGTGGGCGTGATTCCCTTGAGGAGCGTCAGCATGCTGTTGATTCATTTCAGACAGACTCAAAATCAAGAGTCATTGTTCTCAACCTTCAGGCTGGTGGTGTTGGTATTACTTTGACTGCTGGTTCCGATGTTGTTTTTGTTCAGATGGGTTGGACCCCCGGCGAACATGACCAAGCAGAAGATAGATGCCATCGAATAGGGCAAAAAAATAATGTTCAGGTTTGGTACCTACTTGCTTCAGGAACAA